AACTCTGAACGGGAGACAGCGTGTGCGCGCGATCGATGTATCGGACTTTGGCATGATCACGCCGCCGCGCGACCGCGGCCCCGCGCCGGAACTGCGCTGGCTGTCGGCTTGCCGCCGCGCTGGTCGACGCGCTCGGGCGCGCCTTTCAAAAGGCCGCCTGATGCAGATGGAGGCCTCCCGCGTAGTGATCGGCGATTGCACGCTCTATTGCGAGGATTGCCGCTTCGTTCTACCGACGCTGCGGTGCGTTGATGCGCTTATCACTGATCCGGTCTGGCCGAACTGTCCACCGGGTCTGATTCCCGGTGGCGATGATCCTCAAGGGCTTTGGAATAGCGTCTGGTCAGTGATGCCTCCACTTGTCAGAGCCGTCATCGTGATGCGCCACGACAGTGACCCACGCTTTCTTGCGCCGGTTCGGCTGCCTTATGCCCGTGCTGCAATTCTTGGCTATGTCATGCCGGGCTACATTGGGCGGTATCTTGGTGGTGACGAGATCGCGTACTGCTTCGGCAATGCAGTGCCAAGCACTCCTGGACGCCGTGTCATTCCTGGCCGGGCGCCTTTAGCTCAGCCTGGCGACGGATCCGCAAATGGTCATCCTTGCAGCAGGGCCCTTGGTCATTTCAAGTGGCTGGTAAATTGGTGGAGCGAGCCTGGCGAGACAGTGCTTGACCCTTTTATGGGCAGCGGTACGACCGGGGTTGCTTGCGCGCAGATGGGACGTAAGTTCATCGGCGTTGAGATCGATCGCCGTTATTTCGACATAGCTTGCCGCCGCATCGAAGACGCCTATAGGCAGCGCGACATGTTCGTCGCTCCACCCGAGCAGATGAGTCTGCTGGACCGGGGCGCGTCATGAAAGGCATCGCCTGCGCCTTCGAGGGCCGGCTGGGGCGCGACGCCGAAATCAAAACCGCGCGCGCCACCGGCCGCCGCTATGTCGCGCTCTCCGTCATCGAGCCTGAGGACGAGCAGTGGATCAATGTGGTGGCCTGGTCGGAGAGCGTCGCCGCGATCGCCGCGCATCTCACGCAGGGCGTGCAGCTCTACATCGAGGGCAGGCTGCGGCTGCGGCATTGGGAGAGCGCCGAAGGGCCGCGCTCCGGCCTGTCCGTCTCCGCCGCGCTGATCCAGCCGATCGGGCTGATCGGGGCGCGCCGGCCCAAACCGCCGCGGGCCGCCAAGACCGCTAAGAGCAAGGTGGATAGCCAGGCGCCGCTGGACCCCGCCTTCAACGATCGCATCGATGATCTATTCTGAGGTGACACGTGATGCGAAGCTTTCTGAAGCGCGGGATCATCACGCTCTATTGCCTCGGCTTCGTCAGCCTGGAGCGGACGCGGACGTTCATTGACCGCTTCCAGCTATGGGAGGCGTAGCTCATGGACGACGTCAGCGAGCTGTTTCACCGCGCAATGGCGGAGCGCGGCCTCCGCACGCAGCGGATCGAGGCGGACGGGCGCATGCACCGCTGCGGCACCGAGCGCCGGCCGCGCGGCAAAAATGGCGTCTACTGCCTGCACCTCGACGGCGCGGTCCCGGCCGGCTGGTTCCAGAATCATGAGGACGGGCTCGGCGTCACGAAATGGCGCGCCGAGCGCATGGGGTCGATGACGGAAGCGGAGCGCCTGGCCTGGCGGCAGGCCGTGCAGAAGCGCCGCGCCGAGCGCGATGCGGAGACGGCCGCGCTCAATCTGAGCGCGGCCCGCCGCGCGGCCCGGATTTGGCAGCTTGCCTTAGACCTCGCGCCGGACCACCCCTATCTGGCGATGAAGCGCATTCGGCCGCATGGCGCTCGCGCCTGGCGCGGCCTTTGCGTCATCCCGATCCATAATGCTGTCGGCGGTCTTGTCAGCCTGCAGTTCATCGGACCGGACGGCGCCAAGAAATTCCTCACCGGCGGCCAGAAGCGCGGCTGCTACACCGCCATCGCCGAGCCGGACCAGGAGCCGGAAGTGGTCTGCATCGGCGAGGGCTTCGCCACCATGGCGAGCGTCCATGAGGCGACCGGCTATTTCTGCGTTGCCGCCTTCGACTGCGGCAACCTCCTGCCGGTTGCTCAGATCTGGCGTCGCAAGCTTCCTGCGACGCGCATCGTCCTGTGCGCCGACAACGACAAAGCGGGACTGGCGTCCGCCGCTGCGGTGGTCCGCGCCATCCCCAACTGCGCCGTGGTATGGCCCGATTTCGGCGAGGGCCGCGCCGGATGAAACCAACGGATTTCAATGATCTCGGCAATCCGCAGCGCATCAGGGAGCGCGTCGAATGGGGCGCGATGATCCAGCCTCCGCTCAAAGGCCAGGACGGCAAGCCGCCCAAGACGCCCTTCATCCCGCCTGAGGCCAGGCGGGCCTCAAGTTTTAGGAACAGCGAGCCGCCGCCGCGCGAATGGCTGGTCGAGGGCTGGATACCGGCGAGCGACGCCTGCTTGCTCGGAGCCGATGGCGGCACCGGAAAAACCCTGCTCGGGCTGCAGATCGGCTTGGCCTGCGAAACCGGCTCGCTCTGGCTCGACATGGCCGTCTTGGATTGCCCCGTCGTTTATTATGGCGCGGAAGAGCCCTGGTCAGAGCTGCATCTTCGCTATCGTGACGTGGCCAAGCCGGTGCTCTATCCGCCGCTCCATGCTTTCGAGCTGATCTCGGTGGCCGACCGCGAGGATGCGGCGCTGATTGAGATCGGCGAGAGCGGCAAGCCGGAGCCGACCCCGATGCTGGGCTGGCTCGAAGGACGCGTCAGAGCGCTCGGCGCGCGCCTCCTGATCCTCGACGCCGCCGCCGATGTGTGCGCGATCAACGAGAATGACCGCAACCAAGTGCGCCGCGCCGTCGCCATCTTGCGCGGCGTCGCCATCCGCAACCGCTGCGCCATCCTGCTGCTGGCGCATCCCTCTGTCGAGGGCATGAAGTCCGGGCGCGGCTATTCCGGCTCGACGCACTGGAACAATGCGGTGCGGGCGCGGATGTATTTCACGACGCCGATCTCCGCCGAGGGCGACGAGATCGATCAGGATGCGCGCGTGCTCTCTCTGGAGAAGGCCAACCGCGCGCGCAAGGGGCAGAAGATCAAGCTGCGCTGGAGCGAGGGCCGGTTCGTGGTCGACCACACCAATAGCCTGGAAAACCGCACGGCCGTCGTGACCGCCAAAGAGACCTTCCTGGCGATCCTCAAGCAGCTGGTCGCGCAAGGCCGCGCGACCAGCGTGGGCGCGAACCTGAAGGCCCGGAACTACGCGCCTCGCGTTTTTGCGCGTCACCCGGATTCATCTGGCATCAAGGAAAAGCTATTCGAGCGGGCCATGGAAGAGCTTTTCAAGGATGGCATCCTCAAAATAAAAACCGAGGGACCGCCCTCAAAGCGGCGCGAATACATCGAGATCACCAATGAAATCTATGTGTGACGCGTCTGGCGGGGCGATGTCGAGGATGCTTCCAAGACCTTCCAAGACCTTCCAAGACCCATATATAGTGGTTCCAAGACCTTCCATGTCTATATATAGTGGGTTCCAAGACCCTTCCAAGATCGCGCGCCGCCGCAAAAAAGCGTTGAAAATCAACGTTCCAAGACCCTTCCAAGACCTTCCAAGAGGTTCGCTTCATCCCCCCCCGTACCCCCCCCGCGCGCGCGTGTACGCGCGAGGGCTACGCTGGGGGCTGCGCCCTCGGCGTAGGAGCGCGCGGAAAAACTTGGAAGGGGCTCTCGCCGGAGAGCGGCCATGACCCGCGGCCGCCGCGTCAAAATCAACATCGCCACCCCATCCGAGCCGGTCTGGCTGGAGCGCATCGAAACGCCGATGACGCCGCGCGCGGTGCGCGAGCAGATGCTGCGCGCGCCGGAGTGGTTTACAGCCGAGCAAGCGAGGCGCTGGCATGACGAGCGTCTCGCCGCGCTGCCGGGCCTGCTGACCTCGCTCGATGCGCTCTTGACCGATGAGGAAGCCGACTGCCTGGAGCGGTTTCTCGACTGCGAGGCGCTGCTCGCCGGCAACGCGCCCTGCGGCGATTATGACGGCGACAGAGTCCAGAGCTCGCCGCACCGGCGCTCGCCCCTGCCTGACGCCTCGATGGCGCGGCTCAAGGCGCACGCCGCCGGCAAGGCGCGGCTGTCGGCGCCCTCGCGCGAGGCGATGCTGTTCTTCATGGCGCAGATGTGGGGCTGGGACGGCGCGCCCTCGGCGGCGCAGGCCGCGATGCTGCTGGGGCTGCCAGGGCGCAATCGGCGGCGGGCGTTCGAGGAAGCCGTCAAGCGCGCCGGCGCGGAACTGGCGGCGATGGGGTATTGAGCGGCGGGGCGATGGCGAGGCGCAGCATCAGACATCATTTTATACAGATATACAGATAATAACTGTCTTCTAGACGGAATCAATCCGACCAACTCCCCAGAAAAAGGGGCTTGTCAAGCCGCTTCACACAGGATAGGCTCCAAATCCTAAGATCGCCGCCCTGCACCCAAGCCCCGCGAACGCTTCGTTCGGCGGGGTTTTTTGATGGCTGAACCCGAGGCAGACATGCGCGCAGCTCGCACTCGCATAGGCCGTGTAAAGCTCAACGGCGGCGCCGAATTGAGGCTTCTGCCGTCCGCGGTCGAGGCGCGCACCGCCGCCTCTTTCGCCGAGTTCGAGCGAGCGGCGGCATGGACGCGCGAACTCTACGCGAAGGATTTCGCCGGTTTCGTGCTGATCCCTTGGACGTCACAAGGGGAGCACAACACATTCGTCGTGGCCGCCGGTCCATATCCGCAGATCAACGACTTGCCGCGATGGGTGCCCGAGGCGCTGCGCCGTGACGCGGCAGAGCGCGACGCGAGGCGCGTCATCGACAGGACTTTCGGCCTCGGCGGCGAGCCATGAGGGGTCGCCCCACGCTGTACACCGCCGAGATGGCCGATGAGATTCTGGCTCGCCTGGCCAATGGCGAGCCGCTGAAGACCATCTGCCGTGACGATCACCTGCCATCGGCCTCGACGGTGCGGGGCTGGGTTATGGACGACCGCGAAGGTTTTTCCGGCCGCTACGCGCGCGCGAAAGACCTCGGCCTCGAAGCCAACGCCGATGAGATCATGGAGCTTCCGGATGATTTTACCGGGGAGACGCCCGGCGACATCGCCAAGCTCCGCGCTCAGCTTGACAGCCGCAAATGGCTGCTCTCCAAGCTCAAGCCGGAGCGCTATGGCGACAGCTTGAAGCTGACCGGGCAGATCGACTTGACCCACAAGACGGATGACCAGCTCGACGCTCGCATCGCTCAGCTTCTCGGACAAGCAGGAGCTGGTGGCGCTGCTGGAGGAGAAGGCGCGCCGGGCGAGACGCCGTAAGCTGTTCACGGTCTACCCCGATGTCGGGCCGCTGCGCCGGGACCTCTACCCCAAGCACCTGCAATTCTTCGCGGCCGGGCTTGCGCACCAGGAACGCGCCGCCGTCGCAGCCAACCGCGTCGGCAAGAGCTTCGGCTTGGGCGGTTACGAGACGGCGCTGCATCTGACGGGGCAATATCCGGACTGGTGGCTCGGCCGGCGTTTCGAACACCCGGTCGACTGCTGGGCGGCGGGCGACACGTCCGAGACGACGCGCGACATTCCGCAGCTCATCCTGATGGGCCAGGCGGGCGAATACGGCACGGGGCTGATACCGGGCGAGAGCATCGTCGGCAACCCGACGCATCGCGCAGGCGTTGCGCAGGCCGTCGATACGGTGCGCGTGAAGCATGTCTCGGGCGGCGTCAGCGTGCTCGGCTTCAAGAGCTATGACCAGGGTCGCAAGAAGTTTCAGGGCACCGCCAAACACCTGATCTGGCTCGATGAGGAGCCGCCGGAGGATGTGTACTCGGAATGCATGGCGCGCCTGATGACGACGAGCGGCATGATGCTGTGCACCTTCACGCCGCTTGAGGGTCTGTCGAACGTGGTGCTGCGCTACATGCCCGACATGGCGCCCGATCCGGGGCAGCAGTCTTGAGCCGCTTCTGCGTGCAGATCGGCTGGGATGACGTGCCGCATCTGAGTACGGCGCAGAAAGCCGAGCTGCTCGACGCCTTCCCGCCGCATGAGCGCAACGCCCGCGCCAAGGGCGTGCCCATGCTCGGTTCGGGCCGCATCTACCCGGTGGATGAGGCGCAGCTCATCTGCGAGCCTTTTCAGGTCCCCAGCTATTGGCCGCGCGCTTACGGCTTTGATCCTGGCTGGAAGATCACGGCGGCGATCTGGGGCGCCTGGGACCGCGACAGCGATATCGCCTATCTCATCTCCGAGCATTATATGGGCCAGCAGCCGCCGCAGGTGCACGCCGAGGCCATCAAGCGGCGAGGCGAATGGATCGCCGGCGCGTCCGACCCATCGGCGCATGGCGTCATCAACCACAAGGACGGCACCAACCTTTTACAAGAGTACCGTGATCTCGGCTTGAGCCTCGTCGAGGCAGACAACACCGTCGAGGCCGGCATCATGGCCTGCTACCGGCGCATGGCGTCGGGGCGGCTGAAGGTGTTCTCGACGCTGCCGAACTGGCTGCGCGAATACCGCATCTACCGGCGTGACGAAAAGGGCAAGGTGGTCAAGGAGAACGATCACGCCATGGACGCCATGCGCTATCTGATCATGACCGGCATGCAGCACGCCGCCACGCCGCCGATGGATGAAGAGGACGATCCGTTCCGCGCCATGCGGGGACGGAGCAAGGATACGGGGTATTGATGGGCTACGTCGCGACGAACACAGACGCGCCTCTCGACACCGGAGAACCCCTGCTTCTCGGCGAGGGCGACACCATGCCCGAAGGGCTGGCGGAGCAGCCCCTCGACCCGATCCAGCTGCTCGCCGAGATGGCGGCGCGGCCCAACATCGCCGGAGACCTCGCCCCGGACCTGCTGAGCGAGATTGCGGCGCGCGTCATCGAGGAATACCGCATCGACAAGGTGTCGCGGGCCGATTGGGAGGAGGAGGTGCGCCTCGCCACCGAGGCGGTGCTGCAGAAGGCCGAGCCGAAGAACTACCCGTTCGAGAACGCGTCCAACGTCAAATATCCGGTGCTCACCTCGGCGGCGCTGCAGTTCGGGGCGCGGACCTATCCGGCCGTTTGCCCCGGCGACCGCGTCGTCAAGGCCAAGGTCGTCGGCCCCGATCGCCACGGCCTGAAGCAGGCGCGCGGCGAGCGCGTCTCGGTCCATATGTCCTACCAGCTGACCAAGCAGATGAAGGGCTGGGAGGCGGACATGGACATGCTGGTCCATCAGATCCCGGTGGCCGGCCACGTCTTCAAGAAGGTCTACCGCGACCCGGTGAAGGGCCGCATCTGCTCGGTGATGCGCCCCGCCATCAACGTGGTGGTGCATCAGTCCACGCGCGACCTCGACAGCGTGCCGCGCATCACCGACGTGATCGACGATCTCTACCCGCACCAGATCGACAGCCGCATCCGGGCGGGCACCTTCATCGCCTTCGACTACGGCTCCGCGCAGCCGCGCGCCGATGCGGGGGCAGGCGGCGCAACCGCCGCGTCGCCGTCGGACGCCGATGCGCCGCATGTTTTTCTCGAACAGCACCGCTATGAGGACCTCGACGGCGACGGGCTGCGCGAGCCCTGGATCGTCACGGTGCATGAGGCGACGGCGACGGTGGTGCGCGTCGTCGCCGGCTATGACATCGAGAAAGCCGAAGTCGCTCAGGACGGCGTGATCATCGACCTGCCGCGCGAGAACTACTTCATCGGCTATCCGTTCCTGCCCGATCCCAATGGGGGCTATTACGGCATCGGCTATGGCCGGCTGCTGAGAGCGCTGGGCGAGGCGGTCAACACCACGCTCAATCAGATCATCGACGCCGGCCACCTCCAGAATGCGGGCGGCGGCTTTATCGGCTCGGGGCTCAATGTGAAAAAATCCACCATGCGGGTGGAGATGAACAAATGGACCATGCTCAGCGCCGCCGGCAAGACCATCCGCGAGGCCGTTGTCCCGCATGATTTTCGCGGCCCTTCACCGGTCTTGTTCCAGGTGCTGGGGCTGCTGCTGGAGGCCTCCAAGACCGTCGCGTCCGTGCAGGACGTGCTGACCGGGGAGGCTTCGGCCAAGACCATGCAGCCGACCACGCTGCTGGCGCTGATCGAGCAGGGCCTGAAGGTCTACACCTCCATCGTCAAGCGCCTGTTCCGCTCGCTGGGCGAGGAGTTCACCCGCATCTTCGATCTGAACCGGCGCTATCCGGACGAGGCGGAATATCAGGCGGTCATCGACTGGGAGCCGCCCGAGCACCTTGTCAAGGCCATGCAGGCGTTCCAGGAGCTTAAGGCGATGCACCCGCAGGCCGCGGCGGCCGCCGCGGCGGAAGGCGCGCCGCCCCCGCCCGAGCCGCAATTACCGTTTCCCGAGGCCATGCTGCGCCATCTTGAGCAGCCGACGATGGCCGGGGATTACGACGATCTGGGCTGCGATATCGTGCCGGTGGCCGATCCGAGCGCGGTCACCGACATGCAGAGAATGGCCAAGGCCCAGATCATCGAGGCCAATATGGGCCACCCCAACCTCAACCGGGAGCAGGCGCTGCGGCGCATCTTCCAGGCCGCCAATGTCGAGGACGCCGATCAGCTGGTGGTCGCGACCCCCGCCGGCCCCGATCCGCTGCTGGCGGAGAACGCCAAGTCCCAAATCGCGCGCAACTACGCCGGGGCCAGGCGGGACGAGGCGCAGGCGGCCAAGACGGAGATGGAGACGCAAGGCGTCGCCCAGGACATCGCCGCAGATTACGCCGCCATGGCGTCGGGCGCGGCGGACGAAGATCGGGCGCTCTCGGCGGAGACCCGGCGCTTGCAGGAGAACAAGACGCAGCGCGAAATGGCGCTGAAAGAGCGCCAGCAGCAGACGGCCGAGCGGGACATGAGGGCGCGCGCCAGGGGCGAGGCCGCATGATCAAGCCGACGCGGGAGCAGTTCGAGGAGTGGCGCTCGCACCCTGTCACCGAATGGGTCATGGACCGCTTCCTCGCCGCCGAGATGCGCCGCACCAGGGGCGCGTTCGATGAGCGCGCCTGGGCGGGCGGGGTCGACGCCGCCGATCACCGCGTCTACCGCGAGCGCCATGACACCCTGGACTGGGTAAGGGGGCTCGACATGGCGACGATCGAAGACAGCCTGAAGGAGCAGGAATGATGGACGGTGCACAAAGCGCGCGCTGGGAGGACGATCCCGCGGCCAATGTCGTGGGCGAAGGCGAGGCGCGCATCAACGATAGCGGCATCATCCCGACCGAATTCAAGGTGCTGGTGCTGCCCGACGAGAGCGAAACCGAGCTGCGCGCCAGGCGCGCCGGGATCATGGTGCCGCAGGATGCCGCCGACCATTACCGGCATGCGGCGGTGACGGGGCGCGTGATCGCGATGTCGCCGGCCGCGTTCAGCTATCATGACTGGCCGCCCGGCGCGCGTCTCGCGCAGCCTGGCGACCGCGTGGTCTACGCCCGCTACGCCGGCATGCGCGTCAACGGCCGCCCGTTCGTCTCGGGCAAAGGGCATGAGCAGCAGGTGGAATATCGCCTGCTCAACGATAAGGATGTGGCCGGCATCCTGGAGTGGTGACGATGAGCGAGCCGTTTCTGACGCTGCTGCAGGCGATCGGGGCCTTCGCTCTCGGCTATGCGGGCGGGCAAGCCCTGCTTTATCTGCTGCGGCGGGACGATAAGCGGGGCCCCAAGGGCTGGCCGATGCGCGGCGAAGCGGAGCCGCTTCCCGCTGCCCAGCCCGAGCTCAGCGAGGCCGACTTCCGCCTTATCGACAATTGGGCCAAGCTGAACCCATGGTATCTGGCGGACCCTGTGCTCAGGCATGAGGCAGCGGTCATTCACGGGCGCCTGAACAGCACTAGGCCTGATTTGACGCTCATCGAGAACCTGGCCGCGGTGACGGTGGTCATGCACGCCAGGCATGCGGAGATCGTGCCGAGCACCCTACACTGACGCAACAGACCACAACCGATTGAGGAAGGATGCCCGGCGAGATGCCGGGTTTTTTATGGCCGATGCAAGACCGGGATCATAAGGCGACAGACGCCGAAGACGAGGCCTTAGAGGCCGCAGAAGAGGGCGGCGAAGCGCCGTCCATAGAGAGCGAAGCGCGCGCGCAGGGCTGGGCGCCGCGGGAGGAGTATCGCGGCGATCCGCAGGATTGGGTGCCGGCGGAAGAATATGTCCGCATGGGCGATCCGAAATATCTGCGCAAGGCGCTGAAGGACACCCGCAGGGCGGTGTCGAAGCTGGAAGAGACCATTGCGCAGAAGGACGCCGAATTCGGCGAGCGGCTGGCCCGGTTCGAGCGGATGAGCAAGGCGCAGCGCGCCAAGCTGTATTCCGATATCGAGGCGGCCCGGCGCCAGGCCGTCAAGGACGGCGACGAAGAACGTTATGACGAGCTGAACCGGGCGGAAGCCTCTCTTTACGAGCAGGAAGAGGCCGCCGCGAAACCCGCGCCCAAGGCGACGGAGCGCCAGCCGTCCGAGCCGCATCCCGATGTCGAGCGCTGGGTGCAAGCGAACCCGTGGTTCGTCAAGGACAAAGCGCTCAACAGAGTGGCGCAAGGGATCCACGAGGAGCTGATGGACACCGAGCCGCATCTGAGCATCGAGGAGAACCTGGCCCGAACCCGCGCCGAGGTGATCAAGCGCTTCCCGGAGCGGTTCGGGAGGGGCTCAAAGCCTCAGGCCGGCGGCGGTCATAGCGCCGTCGAGAGCGGAGCGCGGGCGCCGGCCGCCAAGGGCGGCAAGGACTGGTCCGCGATCCCGGCCGAAGACAGGGCGATCATGAAGCGGCATATCGAAGAGGGTCTGTACAAGGACCAGGCCGAAGCCGCCCGAGTCTATTGGAGCTGATCATGGCGGACACTCAGAAGAAACAGCAGGCCCGCGAAGACCGGGCTGCGGCGGTGGCTGGCGAGCGCCGGCGCCGCAAGGACACCAGCGTCAACGCGCATCTGCGCTTCGCCGTGCCCGATCATCTGCGCGATGACGAGACTTACCGCTATCACTGGCTGATCGACCGGCCGGGGCGGATCGTGCAGAAGACGAAATACGACGACTGGGACTTCGTCGAAGAGCCCGAACTGGCGGCGGACGGCCGGCAGACCGGGGCCGGCACCCGGATCGAGCGCCATGCCGGCACCGACAAGGAAGGCAAGCCGATCCGCGCCTATCTGGTGCGCAAGCTGCGGGTCTATGACGAGGCGGACAAGAGGGCCGCGCGGGCACGGCTTGATGAGAGGATGGCCGCGATCAAGCGCGGCAAGCCGGCCGATGAGAATGGTCAGTCCACGGTCGGGGACGGCTCCTATGTGCCCAAAGGCGGCATCGTCATCCAGGAAAACTACAAACCCTAAACGGCTGCATCCGGCGGCAAGACAGTTGAGCGTTTACCGCGAACCGTAAACGTGCGCTCACGCGCCTGCCCAGCCCCTATTCCAAGGACTCATCGACATGCCAAATGCTGATACGCCGTTCGGGCTGAAGCCTGTGCGGCACATGCTTGGCTTGCCGCTCAACGGGGCGGTCAAGCCGTATTACATCCCTGCCAGCTACGGCACGGCGCTGTTCATCGGCGATCCCGTGGTGAAGACCGGCACCGCCAACACGGCCGTCGTAAAAGCGCCGGGCATCGGCAGCTTCGGCGTGGGCACGCTGCCGGAGATCAACAAAACGGCGGCGGGCGACGTCGATGGCAACACCAAGCGCATCACCGGCGTCATCGTCGGGTTTTCGGCGGACCCGAATAATCTGGGCCGCATCTACAACCCGGCCTCCACCGAGCGCATCGCCTATGTCTGCGACGACCCGTTCACGGTCTTCGAGATTCAGGCGGACGGCGCGATCCCGGCGACCTCGATCGGCCTCAACGCGGTGCTGATCTACACGCATGCCGGCTCCACCGTCACCGGCCTGTCCGGCGCCGAGCTCGACACCACCTCGGACGCTCCGGCGGCCGACGCCTCCAATCAGCTCATCATCCTGCGCGCCGTCAACCGCGAGGACAATGACACGACCATCACCCATGCCAAGGTTGAGGTCATGATTAACGCCCACACCGAAGCGCCGGGTTACACCGCCGCCGGCGACGGCACGCTCGGCATCTAAGGGAGATCACCAATGCCTGGAGTCATCACGACCGGCAATCACCCCAAGGCGCTGTGGGAAGGCATCCAGCGCTGGTGGGGCCGCGAATATGCCAAGCACCCCAAGTTCCACACCGAAATCTTCGAGAACAAGGGGTCGAGCAAGGCCTATGAGGAAGACGTCGAGCTGACCGGCTTCGGCCTGGCTCCCGTCAAGGCCGAAGGGGCTGACATCTCGTTCGATTCGGAGACGCAGGGCGCAACCACGCGCTACACCCACGTCGCTTACGCGCTTGGCTACATTGTCACCAAGGAAGAGCTCGACGACAACCTCTACGAGGTCGTGTCGCGCCGCCGCTCGACGGCCCTTGCGTTCGCGATGGAGACCACGCGCCAGATCGTGGCGGCGAACTTCTTCAATCGCGGCTTCGATTCGGCCTATACCTTCGGCGATGGCAAGGAGGCGTTCGCCACCGACCACCCGACGGCGAGCGGCAACCAGTCCAACGAACTAAATCCGTCAGCGGACTTCTCGGAAGCGGCGCTCGAAGATCTGATCATCCAGATCATGGACGCCAAGAACAGCCGCGGCCACAACATCGCGCTGCGCCCGGTCGATCTGATCATCCCGAACAACCTCGTCTTCGAGGCGACCCGTGTGCTCAAGTCCGAACGTCAGAACGATACCGCCAACAATGCGGTGAACGCAGTCCGCAGCCTGGGGCTGCTCGGCAAGGCGCCGATCGTCAACCCCTATCTGACCGATACCGACGCCTTCTTCGTGAAGACGAATTGCCCCGCCGGCTGGACGTTCCTGAACCGCAAGGAGATGGATTTCGACCAGGACAACGA